ATACAAGACCCTGCGGCATTAGCATTTTATGGTGATATGTTAAAAAATGGCGTTTCTCCTGATGAAATACGCAGGCAAATCGCTGGCAGTTCAGAAGGTCAAGGTTTTGTAACTCCAGCAGAACAGGCAGCTATTAACGCTCAAAATCTAGGCTTTGGCGCAAGTTCAGTAACGGGTAATGCTTTTGATGATGATGCTCAAATTACAGCAATGAATGAACTTCTTGCAGCAAATAGAACAGGTCGAATTGATGATGGAACGCAATATGTAAATAATGACCAAGGCGATTTAATGAACGTATTTAAAGGCGCACAAGAATATCGGCAGGGGTTTGTAAACGATTTAAGCAGCTTGTTAGGCTCATTGACGGGTAATGATGCCAACAGTTTAGTTTCATCATCAACTACTGATTCAAGTTACACCAATGGCAACAATGCCAATAACGTGACAGTGACACCTTATGGGTACAATGAACGTGATTATAGAAATAGATAACGTAAGCCCTTATTGATTAATTTTTTACGAAAACAAATGTTAGTAAGCATACTTTTTTAGTGCGACTAAAGTAGCAAAAGGAAATTATTATGGCAGCACCAGGCAACGGCATACCACAAAACATTTACCAGCAAGCCAACACTGGTATCACTAAAGCTGGTCAGGCTGCAATGACGGGTACTCAGTTTAGCCCCATGGCGATTACGGCTCCAACTGCTGCAACAATGAGCCAGTATTCAAACCCCTATGAAACGGGTGTGGTTAATCAAAACCTTGCTGACATTGAACGCTCAAGGCTTCTTGCTCAGAACAACATGGGCGCACAGGCCACAGCCGCTAACGCCTTTGGTGGCTCTAGGCATGGTATTGCAGAATCAGAAACTAATCGTGGCTTTGCAGATCGTGCAGCCGCTATGTCTGGTCAACTACGACAACAGGGTTATAGCAATTCTCAGCAAATGGCACGACAAGCGCAAATGCAGAACCAGCAAGCGCAGTTACAAGGCCAGCAGCAGCGTATGGGTGCAGCTAGTCAACTAGGCACTTTGTCTAATCTAGGATTTGGCATGGGCCAACAGATTGACGCTCAGATGCAAAATCAAGGGCTACAACAGCAAGCGGTTCAACAAGCGGTGATTGATGCAGCTAAAGCTAGATATGCTGGCTATACAGCACAACCAAACCAAGCATTAAACATGCCATTACAAGCGTTAGGTGCTGCGCCTTACAATACAAGCACGAATCAAACCCAAGGGTATTCGCCTGGTTTATTTGATTACTTAACACTTGCAGCAGGGCTTTAATTATGGGCTTATTAGATAGTATTGGCGGTTACTTAGGGAATGAAGAAAATCGTTTAAGGCTAGCCTCTGGGTTTAACAACATGAGTGGCAACCCTAACGCTGGAAACATTCAAATTGGTATTAACCAGCGTCTTAAAGGTTTGAGTGATGATCGCAAGTTAAAAACTGCTAATGATTTGGCAAATGATACATTAAAACGTCATACAAATATGGCCTTACAAATACTAGGAAACAAATTCCCAGAAATATCACAATTATTAACAAGCGGCCTTTTAACGCCTAAACAAGCTATTGATGAATCTAAAAAGCCGCCAGCCGAAAGGAAAATGTTTGAAGGGGCTGATAAACGTAAATATTACGAAGATGATAAAAGTCTTGTATTACCTGACTTGGTATTGCCGCCAGAAAAGGGTACTACGGCTATACAAGAATATAATTATGCAGTTGGTCAGGGATTTGAAGGTAGTTTTAACGATTATATTTTAGGCCAGAAAACTGCTGGTGCGCCTAAAACTGAGGTTAGTTATAACGGGTCATCGGGTGCGCCAGCAAAAGCACCTAACGGCATGACTAACGTAACTGATATAAAAACTGGTGTTGTTACGCAAGTGCCAATTAAAGGCGGTGTGGTTGATATTGGAGCTCAAAAACAAGTAACAAATGCAAACAATGCGTTAGCAACTATTGATAGTGCTTTAAATCACCCCGGTTTAAATGCTGCTGTTGGTTCAGTAGATTCTAAGTTTAAAAGTTTTGGCCCTGATGCGGTTGGTTTTGAAGCATACCATGACCAGATTAAAGGCAAAGCATTTTTGGCAGCGTTTGAATCATTAAAAGGTGGTGGAACAATTACAGAGGTTGAAGGTTTAAAAGCAGAACAAGCCACGGCTCGTTTAAATCTAGCACAAGATGAAGAGGACTATAAACTAGCTCTTAAAGATTTAAAGGACGTTATTAACGATGTTTTAAAGCGAAACCAAGACATATTAGATTCGATACCAGGCAGCAATAATAATGACCCACTAAATATCCTATAGGATTAATTTATGTCTTTACAAAATATTAGAAATAAGTATCCGCAGTATGATGATATTTCAGATGGTGATTTAGCATATAAACTTTATGCCAAAAATTACTCAGATATGCCTATGGGTCAATTTGCAGATCAAATTAATTTATCGCGTGATGAATTTTCTTTTATGATTGCTTCTGCTAGAAAAGCTGGCTATGCCCCAACTTCAAGAACGCAATCAAAAGATAGGGTTATTGAAGATTTAAACGGGACGGGTATTTTAAGGTCGGCTATTCAAGCTGCTACATTTGGCGGTGCTGATGAAATGGTAGGAGGTGGTGCAGCACTTGGTCGCAAGTTGATGGGTGATGAACGCCCTATTGGTGAAATATACACTCAAGAACAGCAGGCAGAGGAGGCTAGGCTTAATCAGTATCGTAAAACTGACCCTGTTAAAGCTGGCATAGCTGAATTTGCAGGCGGTATGGTGGCTCCACTTGGCGTTGTTAAAAATGCTAAACAAGCTTTGGCTGCTGGTGCAGGCGTGGGCGGTCTAACAGGATTTTTATCTAGTGAAGATGGAAACAGATTGAAGTCTGCTGGTTATGGTGCTTTGTTTGGTGGCTTGCTTGGCCCTGCTGCCTATAAAGGTGGAGAACTTGCTGCTAGTTCTTTTGGTAAGGCTTTACAGAATAGGGCTAAGAAGTTAGCTACGGCTGGCGCACCTACTGCTTCCCAGTTAAAAAAAGAAGCTGATGAAGCCTATCAAATTGCTAAAGATAGCGGTGTTGTTATTGACCCCGATCAATTCAATAGTTTTGTAGATAGTGTTATTAAGTCTGTGTCAGGAAAATCGAGGGTTCAGCAAGAAGCTGTTGATACATTGATGCCTAAAATGAAAACAGTTAAAAATATGCTAGAGGGCAGTGTAGGTGAGCAATTAGGTCTTGATGATCTTGAAGCATTGCGCAGGATTGCAAAAATACCAGCAGGGGATATAACTAACCCAGATCAGCAAAGAATGGCTATGACGATTGTTAATGCCATTGATGATTTGATGGAAAACATTGACCCAAAACAAATGCAAGGCGATTTATTTCAAAAGCAGCTTAAAGAATCCGTTGGTGGCGCATTTAAAGATGCTAGGTCAATGTGGGGTAAGTTACGCAAGACCGAGCAAATAGATGAACTTTTACTTAACGCTGGCACTTATGCTGGCGGTCTTGAAAGCGGCATTAAAAACCAATTAAATACAATTTTAAAAAGTGATAAAAAGAAACGGGGTTTTACTAAATCAGAGTTGGATATGATGCGCGAAATTACACAAGGTACACCATTGGGTAATCTTGCAGGGTCAGTTAGTCAAATGGGGTTATCGGCTACAGGTGGGCGCAATGTATTAAGCGCAGGCACAGGCATGGCAGCAGGCGGTACGGCTGGATTTGTTATTGGTGGCCCTGTTGGTGCTGCTATTGGTGCAGGAGCAGAATTAACGGCTGCTACAGCATTAAAGTATGTTCGTGAAAAAAGCATGGAACAGCAAGTAAAAATACTGCGAGATTTAATTGCTTCTGGTCAAGTTGATAAGTTTGCTAATCAAGCTCCCGAAGCCTTTGCAGTAATTCAGCAAGCGGTACAAAAGATAGGCCAAAGCACCATAATAAACAACACACCAGAATTGCAGCGCACACAGCCTCGCGGCTTATTATCGCAATAATAGGACTAAGTAATGCCACAAATGAAAGAAGATGAAATCCAAGGCGCAGTAAAAAACGCGATAGAGGCCGCTATTGATTACGTTGATTCAGACATTCGAGATCAACGAGAACGCGCTCAAAAGTATTTTGATGGGGCTGTAGACCTTACTCACGAACAGGGCCGATCTAAAGTTGTTTCAACTAAAGTGCGTGATGTTGTGCGCGGTGCAAAGCCTGGTTTAATGCGTGTGTTTCTGACTAACGATAAGTTTGTTGAGTTTACACCCAAAGGCCCAGAGGACGTTCAAAATGCAGAACAAGCCACAGCATACACTCATTGGGTGTTTAACAAAGTCGGGGGCTACAACGTATTAAGTAATGCCATACATGATTCGCTGGTTAAGAAAGTCGGCATTGTGAAAGTGTGGTGGAATAACGAGACTATTGCAGAATCTCACACTTATGAGAATCTATCAGATGAAGAGGTTGAAATGCTCTTGTCTGACGATGAGGTTGAAATCGTTGAACACTCGCAAGAGATAGAAATGGAAATGGACGAAATGGGCATGGAAATGTCTCGCAATGTTCATTCAATGTTAATTTCTCACAAGCGAGAAGAAGGGGAAATGGTCATTGAGGGTATCCCCCCGGAAGAATTTTTCATAGATGGTTCAGCAAAGTCGATTGATGATGCTTATATTGTCTGTCACAAGTCTGAGAAACGTGCAGGCGACTTGATTGCAATGGGATTTGACCAAGACATTGTTGATAGCCTAGTCGGTGAGGATAATGATTTAGATAATGATTCAGAAGAAAAGTTATTACGCTTTGGTGATAGTTTAAATTCATCAGATCAAATGGTGAATGACCCATCCATGCGTGTCGTTGTAGTTACCGAAGCCTATTTAAAAATAGACATTGAAGGTGATGGTGTACCAACACTACACAAGTTTTTATGTGGCGGCACTAATTACGAAATATTAGAACAAGAACCTTGGGATAAAGCCCCATTTGCTGATTTCCACGTTGACCCAGAACCCCATGCTTTCTATGGAAGATCGCTTGCTGAATTAGTGATGAATGATCAGGACACAACCACTAGCGTATTACGCGGCATACTAGATAACGTGGCCTTGGTAAACACGCCCAGATTAGAAGTTAATGAAGATTTGGTGGAAATGGACGATGTGCTTAATAACGAGATTGGCGCAATCATTCGCAGTGAGCAAATAGGGTCAGTAAACCCCCTTGTAGTGCCTTTTGTGGCAGGTTCCACACTACCAGCACTCCAATACTTAGATATGCTCGTAGAGGAGAAAACAGGCATCTCTAAGATGAGTATGGGCCTTAACGCAGACGCCTTGCAGAACACGACAGCGACAGGTGCAGCATTGACGGCTCAAGCCAGCGCAGGCCATGTAGAAGTTATGGCTAGAAACCTCGCAGAAGGCATGAAACGATTATTCCAACTCATGCTACACGTTAGCGTTAAAAACTCGCCTAACGAGCAAATGATGCGCTTGAACGGGGAATTTATACCTATTGATTTGTCAGTGTGGGATGCCTCAATGGATATGCAGATCAATGTCGGTCTAGGTACTGGCAAAGAGGACGTTAAAGCTGCCGCGCTAATGCAAACTTTCCAAACTCAGCAGCAGATTTGGCAAACCTACGGGGCGCAAAATGGCTTAGTTTCCATGACTCAAATGCGAAACACGCTATCAGATATGCTGGCTTTAAGTGGCCTTAAAAATGCTGACCGCTATTACGCTCCAATGACACCAGAGAAAGAGCAGCAGTTAATGGCTCAAATGGCACAACAAGCCCAACAAGACGCTGCTATGGCTCAACAGCAAGGTGACCCAATGGCACAGGCATTGATTGAATCTGAGCAGATCAAGGCGCAAGCGCGTATGCAAGGCGATCAAATGAAAATGCAGGGAAAAATGCAAGCCGACAACATTAAGATGCAAGCCAATATGCAAGTTAAAGCGGCTGAAATGCAGAGCGCACAGGGCAAGGAACTGGCTGATTTACAACTTAAATATCGTGAATTACAAACTGGTGATGATCTGAACCGAGATAAAATGAACCAGGAGCTACTAATTGAAGCCGCTAAAATCTTAGGTCAGTACGGCACAGCAGTGGATGTTGAGCGTGTCAGAGCCATGCAAGCGGCTCCCAGATTAGGCAATGTGCAATGATTTTAAAATCACAGGCTGAAAATTTGTTAGCTAATGAGACTTTTTTGGAAGTTTTTGTTAGTATGCGAACAAATCAGTGTAATGTTTTCTTACATTCTAAAACTGATGAAATTGAAAAAAGAGAAGAGGCTCATAATTTATTACGGGCTTTAAATGAATTTGAGAATATCTTGAAACGGGCAATTACCGATCAAGATTTTCGAGATAAACGCAGCAAATAAAGGATAGCACCGATTATGG